ATAAACCTTTTTCCCGATACTTGCACCTCCCGCTACTTGAAATGCACCCGTAGAAATCCCATATGTAGAATCCGTGGTACTGTTTACAAAGGCATTTGCAGTAATACTTATGTTACCACCGACGAAAACATTCCCACCAATACCTGCACCACCAGCAACCACCAAGGCACCGGTACTAATCCCTTCGGATTGTTGCGAACTCCCAATATAAACCTTTTTCCCAATACTTGCACCCCCCACAACTTGAAATGCACCCGTAGAAATCCCATATGTAGAATCATTGACACAATTCACACTCGTAGGATTTGTAGTGCCACTCGTACCCAAATCAACACGACCAGTTCCAGTTTTAAACCATCCGGTAGATGAAGATTGATCTATATTACCATTTCGCACAATAACATCTCCGCCACTAATATCCAAGAATCCTTTAATAGTTGTATTTAAGATTCGATTGGTAGATAAGGTCGATGGCCACATTATATACTTTTCATATATTTTGTTATTATATGAAAAACTAGAATTGAATAATATATCCCCCCACCATTTGATACAAGTTTCCTGCTATATCTAAAGAAGCCGTATTTCCATTTACATAATTCGTTCCTATCCCCAATTTACTCACAATGACATTTCCGCTTACATCCATCATTGCATTCAACACACCACTACCATATTGGGCTCCTTTATTGATCAATGTTGTCCCCATAATGGTAAGATTCGTATTAATCTCTTGCACAGATACATTCGAATTTATCACATTGCGCTGAACAATGCTACTCAAATCAAATTGAGAAGATACAATCTGATAACTACAATCAAATGCGCCAGTTGCAGGATTAACTACAGAATCTTGCAACACAAGAATACTATTTTTATTACTATTGGACGAAACCAAAGTATTTGCCATGATATTCCCATAATAAGGCGTTGCGCCCATACTCATACTTATAGATCTCAAATTCAATTTCACGGGATTGGGATAATATGTGTATGTACCTGCATTATTCACAACTGCTGTTCCTTGGAAAATGTATCCAAATGAATCCGATGCCAATTTTATGAATCCACTCGCATTCGATGTTTTAACTGGAAGAGGTGTACCTTCGTCATATATAAAGATTCCTGCACCATCCAAATAACTATTTGCGGATGACCCAATACTCGATCCCTTTGTATTCAATGCATTTAATAAAATATAAGGGCTTGTTAACAATGTCGGGTTTTTCTGGATAAGATTTCCAGTAATCACCAAGTTTCCGACAATGTTGGTAATATCGCATGTTCCACCTAAATTGACAATAGACGAAATAACATTTGATTGTGCATTGGCAATATAAATAGTATTTGATGTTTTTCCTATATATAAATTACCATTTATTGGGGGAGATGCATTGATTGTATTTGTTTGGATAGTCGGGACATTTATGTTTCCACCTACATATAAATTTGCATATACACCTACTCCACCCGAAATCACCACAGCACCAGATAATTTACTATTGGATTCCACCACCGAATTCACACATAAATTCCCACCGATATTGGTATTGGCAAATATACCTACGCCACCAGCAATCGCGACGGCCCCATCATTCTTCGTAAAAGATTCCACCACAGAGTTCACACGGACATTCCCGCCGATATTGGTATTGGCAAAGATTCCCACACCGCCGGAAATCACGACCGCCCCGGATAATATATTCCCTGATTCCACTACAGAATTCACACGGACATTCCCACCGATATTGGTATTGGCAAAGATCCCCACACCGCCGGAAATAACGGCACTTCCAGTGAAAATATTCCCAGATTCCACCACCGAATTCACACGTAGATTCCCCCCGATATTGGTATTGGCAAAGATTCCCATACCACCGGCAATCGCGACGGCCCCATCATTTTTCGTAAAAGATTCCACCACGGAATTCACACGGACATTCCCCCCGATATTGGTATTGGCAAAGATCCCCACACCGCCGGAAATGACGGTACTTCCGGTGAAAATATTCCCCGATTCAACTCTACTATGAATTTTCGCATTTAATGAAATATCCAAATTATGCCGGATATAGGTATTACCGAAATACGAATTACCAATAATGATATTAGTTGCATCGCCGGCCAAGTTCAAATTCGACGCATTACGATTAATGATATTGAATGTTTGGTTGTTTGTGATGATTTCCCCTTCATCATCTACATGTATATCCCCCGCAATAGTCATATTTCCACAAATATCTAAAATGCCATTATTCGCGCGATTAAATAGATTCGGCAAGTAGCAATTATATATTTGACTGTAACCGCGATTTCGAATCGCCAATTGTTCGGATTCAATAGAACTGTTTGTAATAACACTTGACACAAATGGCCGTATGACATTTGTAATGATGGCGGTATTTAGATCCGTCATGGTGACACTCTTCAAGTTTGAACAATTGTATAAGACCGCACTTTTACCCGACGTATTTAAAATGTTATCTGGTATAGGCATCCATTTATTATACCCATTTCGAGTAATCCATATTTGACCAGGATTATTGCCATTTAGTCCGGTTCCCACGGCAATTGCAGATGAGATATCATAGATATATACACTATTCAAATTCACATTGGGAATCGTGGTAGAATTCCAAGTTACACCATCACTTGTATATGATACAATTTTGGACCCACATGCGATTACATGATTCGCATCGAAGCATTTTATACAGTTATAGGAGCCATCACATACAGATACGAACGAATTATTCAACGAGTTATATTTATAAACATGTTGTTGTGTTGAAATGAATATACGCGTATTTGATATATCTCCATCTATACCTGTACAATTCGATAAATCGGGGTACTGGATCGTTGTATATAACGATTGATTATAAAAGGTATTTACAATGTTGCTATTTATACTATTAACATTCATATCTATTTTACCAAATCCACTCGATTGAACATAATAAAAATGACAATACGTACTATCAAATGTAACATATATATTATTATAGGGCTGGGAATTAAATATAGGATACTGAGTATAAATATTCGGTCGAACCCAATTGACACCATTATATGTATAGTTTATTCCACCGCTACTTAATCCCATAAAAGTATAACTTGTGTCATATACGTAAATCGATTTCACATTGATTTCTTCGTATTGTTCTTCGGAATACAATCCACCTGGTGTAATATTATACAATGATGAATTTCTATAAATCCACGTAGTTCCGGCATCACTGGAAGTTGGAATGAGAGAAGCTTCCAGAATACTTGTATTGACAAGCAATGGATTTGGAAAATAAGAATTGGCCGATCCATTTGTTGTTCCATTATAATCGATTAATCGACCATAGTAAGTAGATGTATTTTGTACGGATATATATCTTGGAACGCGTATAGAAGAAGATGCGATATTTATTTCAAAACTCACGTCCAAAATCATTGTAATTTCGGAATTGTCCAAATGTGTGGGTCCATTAACGTCCAAAGAATATTGATTTATACGGGGTTTAAATGTATTTATTCCCAGAGTGGAATGGTATTTGACAGGATCCTTATTAGAGACAATGTGAATAGTCGGGGTATAATTCCCAGACATATCTGTCCAGCCGATTGTACTCATCGAACGAGTAGTATCCATAGGGTATGGACCTCCACCGTATCCAGCACCAATCCTGTTCGGTGCAGTTGCATATAAAAACGTATTTGAACTATTGTCATTCGAAATGATGGATAATGCAGATCCCGTAGTTATTTTAGTATTTGCATATACGGGATATTGATATGATCCATTGGAAATATCATATATGACCAATTGTTCATTATTTACGTGGGATGTTACATCATTTGGACGCGAGGTCATTGACACAGTTGAAAATAGATTGGTATTGGATGGTGTCAATTGCAACCGGTTCAAATTGTTTGATATGTCGAGTTGTAAAGAATATCCACTCGAATACGTAATTCTACCGTCTCCTACATTCGTGGAAGTGGTCGTATTCAACGACGAATCATTTACGAAACACACACTCGTTTTTCCATTATCGGCATATACCGAAATACCTTTATTGTTCATATTCCGGACAATATTATTTCGCGTTTGGGGCAAATTCGTTTTTACATTCAATGCGGTAATGATATTTCCGCAAATATCAAAGGTGGATTGTGGCGAAATAGTATTTAATCCAATACCTATAGGACTTCCATATAAGTAATGGGTTTGATCTCTATCATAATATACATAACTGGATAATGTTGCATTTCCGACGACATAATTATTCCCTACTAAATTAGTATCCCCGATAAAAAATGATTCGCTATTTACATTTAATATATGATCAAAATCTTGTATGCCAACATTCCCGCCAATATTCCCGATATATACATTCCCTGTAATATAGACCTTATCTTGTAAGTTTGTAATACTACTCACATTTAAAATGCCGTCTATATTAAATGTACCCGTTGTTGCCCTTTTTAAAAGTAGTGTATTTGTAATGATTTGATCATATGTAACTGTTTTTGACCCTGTTGAACCGTATAAAATTTTTGATCCAGACATGATAATTATACAATTATCATGTATTTTATTCTCTTCATTTTACGCCTTTCTTTCGTCTATTTTTCTTAGGTTTTTTCCTTTTTGTTTTGCGCATACCACGTTTGCGACTGTATAATTCAATACTGTCTATATGATTTTGCGCGGGATAAACCGGCATTCTCTTACACGTCTGACGAATCTTTGGTATAAGAAATAAACGATTGTATTTCGTAAAACGAACCTGTTTTTCTAAAGGATGATTATATACCGTCCTCGTTCGGTGTATATCCGATCCACGGATCGAATTCTTCGAGGGTGTATATGTAACGAGTTCATCTCTGTTTATGATGGGGACCCCATTTTCATATGCTTCTATATGACTCCGTTGAAAACCTATCTGGTTCATATAGTATAAAATAGAAAAATTATGGGTCAAACACGTTCTCGCCTCAGCCTCCTTTCTCGCGTTTCCGCGTTTTATTCGCATAATAAGATCGAGATCGAGAACGCAATTTGGACGCTTTCGATTTACTCGCGATGAATTTTTTAATGGGCGATATATTGGACAATATTTTTTTGACAATGTCGTAATAGAATGACCGGAATTCTATGTGATTGGCCTTCATATCGTCGACGGAAACCCATTTGATTTCCTGCTTTTCAAAGAGTTTGCTGTTATTCAACATTTCCTTGTCCATCCGATTCCATAGAAATCGGTGTTGGTTCGTGAAATATTTGGGGAGATTTGGATCATAAGTCATATAGAAAATATGCACGTGATAATTGCTATGGGACAATTTATAAAATCCGCCATTGCGTTCTACTAGGGCCTTTATCTCTTGTTCGCCCCCTAAAAACCCGCACAATTCTTCGGACCCTTCGCGGAATGCGGTATCGATAATGGACTCGCCGGATTCTACGCGCCCGCCAAAATCGGAGAATCCTTTGGCACTGTGTTCCATTTCGTTCTCTTTGCCGAATAAAAAATAGAGTTTTCCGTTTATCAATGTGACTGGTAAAATACTAGAGGCGACCATATATAGTGTATATACATATTATTCAATAGGGATAGATCCTACCCTATAAACGAATGATTTTTACATCTGGATCTGGTGTGAAGACCCCCTCTAGAGAATCTTCTATATATTCTGCGGGTATTTTGCGGTAAAATTCTTTGACGACGGGATTCGCCTTTATACGATGGGCATAAAATGCGGACAGGTAGAGTCCATCGAGACTTTTGATACGGGATAGCGCTACATATGTCTGTCCATATTCGAAAACGGTATTTCCGAGATCCATATCTGCGGCATCTAATGTAGCGCCCTGTATTTTATGAATCGTCATGGCCCATGCAAGACAAAGGGGTATTTGACCCACTGCAATAGATGGATAATCTTCGCTTTGAATCCATTGGAATGCGATAGGGACTTCTTTTCCAGATGCCAATCTAACAATCGGCATATTTCCCGCAAAATCCGTGACAACGCCCTGGGTACCATTGCATATCCCGTCTTCTACATCAATGTTGAAGGTTACCATGACACGAGAACCCTTTTTCAAAGAAATGACTTGTTCTACGCTGGATAATAGAATCTGTATCTCGCGCTGAATTTCATCCGGAGTCAATTTATCGCATCTTTGTAATATTTGTGGGTTAATGAGTTTATTGCTATCTAAATAGGTTTTACAGTCCGTTTTTATAATCGATTCGAACTTTTGTTCATCTCCATCTAGTTTGGCAAACATGGCTTTATTTACATACTCCACTTTGGATCGAATGGCGAATATTTTGGTGGGGGGAATTTCTAATTCCTTGCGATTTTCACGATTTACATACCCCTTTAATATATCTATATGACTAGTATCGAGTTCCCCCGTCCGGATTTTCGACAGAATTTCGATATAAAGAGGATCTTTTTGGCGAAACATGGTTTTCAATTCCACGTGATTTTGCAAAGGAAATGTGCGATACCAAAGTGGCGATTCGAAACAAAATTTGCATGTATCGGGCTCGCTTATAGACCCAACGGGTGGCAATTGATAAAAATCCCCGGTAAATACGACTTGAATTCCACCAAAAGGTAAATTCGTCAATTTCATCATTTGTCCAATCATGTCCAAGAGTTCGAATATCTTATAGGACATCATACTGACTTCATCCACAATGAGAACGCGAATCGATTTCCACGCTTTTACGGCGGTTGGATTATTTACAACGGATTCAGCAATTCTTTCTATAGGACCTTTTGCCAATTTGATACCGCTCCATGAATGAAGAGTCCGTGCATTGCATTTTAAAAGGACGGATGCACAGCCAGTCATGGCACATACTTGATGGACAATATTGTGATTCTTCATATAGGCAACGATATGTTTAATGAGTGCCGTTTTGCCTGTACCCCCCGGTCCAGTGATGAAGAGATTTTCCTTGCGTACAAATTTATCGAAAGCATACTGTTGTTCGGTACTTAATTCCATGAAATAGGATACTAAATCATATTTCATAGTGACTGTAAATCAATTTTATAATTACTCGTGTTACTCGTGTTACTCGTGTTACTCGTGCTCGATTTCTAAACAAAATGAAAAGTCCATCCCGTTTAAATTGACGGGAATTCCATATTCATTCACTAATTGAACCTTGAGTTTTTGGAGATCTATCTTTCCAGTATAGGATCGTCGATCGCTCAATAGTGTGCCTGTAATGATACTTGCAGATAAGATGTACCCGAAGGGATGTGCTCTGGTATCATAATTCACGCGAGACAATATATTTTTATTGATGATGGAATTCGAAAGGGGGGAGATGAAGGAGTTTTGATTGCCTTTTGAAAATTCGTCGACGGTAATATAGAGATATCTTGGTCCGTTCATATCAATCCCGGCATCCGATTTTATCAATTGATCCTTCGTTTTAAATTGCAGGAATGTCAGATTCTTATATCCCAATAAATATCCCAATTTGGTTTTATAATTAAATTTATCATTGGTAGATGTAGTACTCGGTCTCCAATTGCAATCGAGGTTCCCCTTTATATCAAAATGGATCTTTGCGAATCCAGAAACGGATTTAAATGTAGAAAAACTACATGCAAGATTCGTGGATGTTATTGTCACCCCGGTATCGATAACATTTGGCGCAGTATATACAATCTCACTGGATAAATTGGGCGAATTATTCGCCAATTTAGTATTTATAGCGGCAATTAATCCCGTGATATCATAATTCCCGTCATTCAAAATAATAGTGTATATCTTATCTAGTACAACACCACTCGTAGTAGGTTGTCCAATGCTATTTACAGGTTGGCCAGTTGCCGTCGGAAACGAAACCCCGAACGCATTATTTCCCAAAGATGCCGAAATGTTATAATATGTGATTGGGACTTCTGCATTACAAATCATGATGGATTTTACGTCAGTGACGGATTGAGGCAATGTAATAATATGTTCTATATGACTACTATTTGAAGAATCATTATAGTCATCCCTAAATCTTGTATCGATATTCAAATATTTTCGTTTCGTTTCTTTCTGTACATTTGTCATGACCATATGACTCCCATATTGAGATACGGTGGGTTCCAAGAATAGATCTTTATTTGAATACATATAGGATAAGAATTCATTTTATTTCCTACTACATGAACTACACCCTCCATTATATTGAATTCGTTCAATCATATTATAACGAAAATCGACGAGGGATATTTTCACGGAATTATTTTGGGGAATGACATTGCGTTTTACAAGAAGCGAATCGTATGCATTTGATCGATGATTACTAAATACCATTTTTATCATGTGTGAATAGAATATAATATCTGCAAATATATAATAATCGATAGTAAAGAAAATTATATTGACCAAAAAAGAAATTAGGACAATGTAAGATAGTGTATCATGTTTATGATACCATCCGAATGTGATGAATGGAAGAATATGAACCCCCATTGCTTTTTATCATGTCGAAAAATTGAATCGATAATAATATGTATCTACATTATAATTACTTTAATATGGATTACGAGACTCATGTTTGTCCACTCTGCAATAATACGTTTTATAGTAAATCGAATTACGAGAAACATAATAATCAGTGTATTATCTTTCTAATGTTTAAATCGAAGAGATCTTCGAATGATGTGGAATCAGAATCTCTATGTGACGACAAATGGAAGGAGGATTCTGGTCCGAATGTTTCTAAATGTTGCGATATAGAACCTATAATACAAGTACCCGGAGATAAACAGGTCCAGATACAATATATCGTCACTGTATTAAAACGGCAATCGGAAGAAATCCGGAATTTGAAAACGGAATTGTCCAAAGTGAAATCCAAGCTCTATTTGCAAAAGAAGAGAAAGGCGACATTTGCCCTGGAAACTATCCGATGTTCTTATAATTTCAAGAGTTGGGTCGATGGAATACGTGCATCCAATGATACGATAGAGATTGTATTTGACAATGATCTGAAAACGGGATTACGATTCCTTTTATATACCGAATTGAAGAAGGTGGAAGGACAGCCACCATTTATCGCATTCAACGAAAAGGAAAATGTGGTCTATTATTTCACGGGGGAGAAATGGAATGTGATGAATTCGGGGGAATATTTCTATTTAGTGAATCGTCTTTCAGGTGAAATATACAATTATTATACGGAATGGAGAAAACAACAGACGTTTACAAAAGCGGAGGAAAAGAAACACGTGAAGCATTATTTCAAAATATGTGGAGAGGGAAATACGACAGAAACGACGATTCTGTATATTAAAAAATGGATGTATTCGAAAGTCAAGATAGAAGGTCAAATAGACGATTTATAGGAAAAATACCGGACATCGATACGAACAACCATCAATCAATCCGATCCATAATAAAATTGATTCTATTTTTTATCAAATCAACATCCATATATACTCTATATGACTGAACGAAACGTACCCGATAAATTGGCCCTAGAAAATGTACATCCTAGAGACGCCTTCATCACATTCGACGAAGGACCGCATATATATACGGTTCGAGGGGAATTGGGATATACATCCGTGACAACATGGAATCATGGACACTTTTCCCATTTTGACGCCGATGCGATTATTGATAAAATGATGTCGGGAAAAAACTGGAACGATCCGAATTACAAATATTACGGGATGACACGAGAAGAAATCAAATTACAGTGGGATAAAAACCGGATTCAGGCATCCGGAGCAGGAACACAGATGCATTATGATATAGAATGTTACTATAACGACCTCCCAGTAAATAATGACAGTATCGAATTCCGCTATTTCTTACAATTCGCCAACGATTTTGCACATTTACGTCCATATCGCACGGAATGGATGGTCTATTACGAAGAACTGAAAATAGCGGGATCGATCGATATGCTATTTGAAAATCCGAAAGATGGAACATTACTCATATATGACTGGAAACGGAGCAAAGAAATCAAATGGGAAGATCCATTCGGAAAAACGGCGAAAACGGAATGCATCCAACATTTGCCAGATACCAATTTCTGGCATTATGCATTGCAACTGAATACCTATAAGACAGTATTGGAACACAAATATGGGAAAAAAATATCGGGCATGTTTTTGGTATGTTTGCATCCAGACAATCCGTCAAAAACATATGAACGTATAGAAGTACCGGATCTCCAAGAAGAAATGAAAGATCTCGTTGAATTGCGTAAATATATAACAAACAAGATAAACGTATAAAAACAAATCGCAATATCACCCTATCCCACCACCCTCTATGATGTATATGTACCTATTCCTACTGATTGAATATTTCAACCGCCTTTTTTTCACGATATGGAGTCTATATGACAAACCGAAAAAGGCAATACAACAATATCCCGAAAAGGACTTTTACGAGAAAGAATTCGCCAAATTCCGACTATATGAATCGACCGAACATGAAGATCCCTGTTTGAAAAACCGGACGATCGAGTCATTTTATTACGACATAAAAGAATATACGAGTATATTTCAAGATCCGAATAATGATCATGAATCGGGATGGAAACGTAAGATTCTCTATATGACAACTCCATTGGGTAATATAGTAATGTATTATGACCCGTATAAAATGGGATTTTCATATTATGCAGATCAATCGATGCCATATAATATATTAAATGCGGTGGCTATGCGATATGTGCGAATATTTCAATGTATGGATTTTTTCATGGATGAAATAGTTACCAACCGTCCATCCCCATTGATTGATGTACATAAAAAAGAAGTCCCAAAATCAACCGAAAATACAAAACTAAAAATATCAATTCCATTATGTTTCAATCGAATAAAAAAGGGCTCGAAAGAACCCGTGACTATAATTACTTGCAGAAATACATTTATTTCTTTGGGGAAAATGCGAAATGTATCTTTTCTACAATCGAATAAAAAAGGGAAACAACTACCTAAATTCACTTCGAATCTTTTACAAAATGTGGAAACACAGGCAAATACGCAAAAACAGAGATTGACCTATAAAGATTTTATGGAAACAAAACGTGAAAGGAATTAGGTAGATTGTTTTTTCTTCCATTCTAGAAACCCGTTACTCTTTTCTATCTGGAACGACATTCCAAGATGCGTTTTTGCAATATTGTATCCTTTTGTTTCTTTTTCGTTTAACGTTTTCAAATAATTGGGGACAAGATCGGTTTGAATGGGGGTCGTCGTATTCATTATAATAGTACTATTATAATGAATCGGTTTATATATATCGGGATCAATTTTACACATTACTTGACATTATTTTACTATATTACATGCAAAAGGGGTGTTTTGTATATTATTTGGTAATGAAAATCGATTGTATTTAACACATTTACTCTTTAACTTTTGTATATATTCACTTTCATCGAGGGGGAAAATCTCGGGTTTGGTAATTTGTTTTACGGGTTTAATAGGGATGTTACGATTCGAAAGTAATATAGAAGTATTGGAAGTATTGCACCCAATAGTTCCTTGACTACGACAATCTGTATTTTTGGATGTACATGACAATGCTTTATTTTTGCGATGTGCGATATAATACTCTTGTGATCCTATATGATGAGAATCTGAAGAATCGGGTTTCCATGTTGTATGAGGACGTCCCCGCCACATCCATCTATATACTGTATGATACATGCCTGTCGTATTTAATACGGAAGATTTTACAACATTCGGGTCATTGGTAGAAGTCACTGCCGATTGAATAATGGTACCATTATTTGTATTATATTTTCCGCAACAACCACCACTACCTCTGGCTACATCTCCACGCATATGCGTAGTAGGTAGACTTCTACTCAAAGATGTTTGTCCTACATATCCTTGGTTGCGATGGGTTCCATTGAGAGAAAATCCCGCATAAGGTTTATTCAAATCATTCCCATTAAAGGCATTTGCACGTGTTGCACTATGTTTTGAAAAGGGACCATATTTATCGCCAATATGGGGATTGTTGTATTGGGCCTTTATTTTCTTTTTTAATGTTGCAATTGACATATATATAGACGATGGATTATATTTTTACGATGGACATATTTGCCGAAATCAAAAGCATCCCCCCTGTATATTGACTGATACAACTCATTTGAATCACCTTTGTATTTACATCTTTTGTATTTATAATACACGATCCTGCCATGGAATACCCTTGCTTATTGGAATATGTATGATTCATATTTCCGCCTATTTTACATACGGTTATATTATTTGTAACAATCGTAATGATAAATGTGTCCATAGACATTGTTATATTTGATGTATTTTGATAAAATAGATTGAAATTTACTATATAGTTTCCTTCGTCTAATACGGCAATCGAACTTATATATTGTTGTTGATTGTTTGATAATGTCACCTTGATATTTTTTGTATAATACTTTTGTGTCGATTCTGGTGTATTTATTCCGGATCTTTGTAACAACGCGACATTCCCTCCGATACTTGCTATATGACTCTTGTAAGAATCCACGTTTCGTTGTATCAAAGCGACATTTCCTCCAATACTTGCTATATGACTCTTGTAAGAATCCATGTTTCGTTGTAAAACAGAAACATTCCCCCCAATACTTGCTATATGACTCTTGTAAGAATCCACGTTTCGTTGTATCAAAGCGACATTCCCCCCAATAAGTCCTATATGACTCTTGTAAGAATCCACGTTTCGTTGTAAAACGGAAACATTCCCTCCAATAAGTCCTATATGACTCTTGTAAGAATCCATGTTTCGTTGTATCAAAGCGACATTCCCCCCAATACCCGCTATATGACTCTTGTAAGAATCCACATTTCGTTGTAAAACGGAAACATTCCCCCCAATAAGTCCTATATGACTCTTGTAAGAATCCATGTTTCGTTGTATCAAAGCGACATTCCCTCCAATACTTGCTATATGACTCTTGTAAGAATCCATGTTTCGTTGTAAAACGGAAACATTCCCCCCAATAAGTCCTATATGACTCTTGTAAGAATCCACGTTTCGTTGTATCAAAGCGACATTCCCTCCAATACCCGCTATATGACTCTTGTAAGAATCCACGTTTCGTTGTATTAAAGCGACATTCCCCCCAATAAGTCCTATATGACTCTTGTAAGAATCCACGTTTCGTTGTAATAATAAGACATTTCCGCTAATTTGCAAATTATGTAAAACATTCTCGTCGATTTTTTTCTGAAAAACATTTAAT